AGTAGGTATGCGTAGTGGTGCTTTTGGTGTTGTAAAAAAGATATTAGATATTACAGCTAGTAATACATACGATCATAGTGGTAATGGTAGTGCTGATAGAAAAGTTATTACTATGCAAGTTACAGCAAACACTACAGCAAACACAACAAGTCAATTCGATGCTGGTCCAATGAGAGCTTTCTTAACAAAAGAAGGTATAAGAAAAGTTGATAGTTCTGTTGTTGTTGGAAATAATGTTGTACAAACTTCTAACGGACAAGTAGAAAATATTCATACTACTTTAAATGATTCGTTACTATTTGTCAACAGTACAGTTGGCACAATCGCAAGACTATCTAATAGAATAGGTGGGCAAAATTTTACAAAAGCGCCTGAAGTAAAAGTAGAAAACAGAAATGTAGCCGCATTAGGTATTGGTGAAGCTTATCTTACTGTACAATATGATAATGCTAATTTCGGCACAGGTGTTAATAGTATTATTGCACTTGATACTAATGATAGATTAGAGCAAACATCAACTGGTGCAAAAGCTAATATCATGGCTGTTGGACAAACTATTCAACATGCTAATAATACATATGAAACAGTTCTTAGAGTATGGCAAGATGAATTACAAAGAGAACCAGGTGGTATTAATTGGGCTACTGGTACTACAGCTACAAAACATTTTACAGATGCAAGTCAAGGCTCTCTTGCTGGAACAGGTGCAGTTAATATTGTAAGTATACAAGATGAAGGAATTCTTGGAGAAAATGCTGTTATAACGGCAGATATAGGTGCTAATGGTTCTATCAAAACTGCTAGAGTTATTGATTCAGGTTTCTCTTATAAACCAAATGAAACTATTACATTCTCATCTTCAGGTAGAGTAAATGCCATACAAGCACAAGGAACAATAACAATAGATAATATAGCAAATGCAGAGGGATATTATGCATCGACAAGAGGACATGTATCTTCAGCTAGAGGCTTCATACAAGACAGTAATTTTTATCAAGAGTTCTCATATGAAATTGCGGCTTCTATTGCTTTGACACGATATAAAGATGTTGCGTTAAGATTAATACACCCTGCAGGGCAAAAGTTTTTCGGAAAATTTAAAGTTTCTACAAATGCGATGAGTCAATCTGTATCTACAAGTTTAATAAGAAAAAGAAAAGTTGCGACAGGTACGATTGCTATTAATAATAATGCAAACACAATAACAGGAACTGGTACACAATTTACTACAGAATTTTCGAACGGAGATACAATAATAATTGGACCAGTTAGCAATGTCTTTTATCAAGCAAGACTAAATATAGTCGAGAGTGCAACTAGTGCTAATCTCTCTGTAAATTGGACACATGGTAATATAACTGGAGCAAACGCTCACTACTTTTCAGGAACGGTATCATAATGACTTCTTATGCTAGTAAAGAAATGAACATAATGGGAGCAAAAGCTTTTGTAGATTCTATAAATGAGTCTGACGGAAGAAGCACGAAAAACTCAACAATAGTCTACGCTGTTTTAGGTAAAAGCACAGAGTGGCCCAATGAACCAAATGCTTCTCCAGCTATAGAAACAATCAAAGATAAGCACTACGATATTTGGAAAAATGCTATTGGTGCTAAAAAGATAAATGCTACAGATGTAAGTCATGTAATTCCTAGAAATGATTGGGTTACTGGTAGAGTTTACCCAATGTATAAGCACACAAACATCAATCTATATACATCTAACTTTTTTGTTTTAACTGATCAGAATAATGTATACAAATGTTTATATAATAATAAAGGTGGACTCTCAACAGTAAAACCTGCAGGTTTTTCTACAACACCTTTCACTACGTCAGATGGTTATACTTGGAAATATATGTATACAATTAGTTTAGGTAGAGCAAATAAATTTTTGACAGCATCACATATGCCAGTACAAACATTAATAGCGAGTGACAGTTCTACTGAACAGAATAATCAACTTGCAGTTCAAAATGCATCAGTGAATGGTGCAATACATATTGTCGAAACAAATGATGTAGGTTCTGGTTATGGTATGCTGAATAGCACTTCTGTTACAGGCGCTACATCAACTACAATTCAGTTAGCACAAGGTAATCCTTCTTCAGTAGACAATTACTATAATGGTGACTCAGTTTATATACAATCAGGCACTGGATTAGGACAACTCAGAAGAATTGTAAACTATGATGGTGCATCTAGAACACTTACAACAAATACAGGTTTTTCAACAACACCAGATACAACTTCTACAGTTATCATTTCACCAACAGTAAACATTGTAGGTGATGGTGTAGGTGCGTTAGCTTATTCATTAGTGAACACAAATGGTAATATTTCAAATGTAAATGTTATTGCAGTAGGTTCTAAGTACACTCATGCGAAAGCGTACATCTCATCAAATACAGTTCAAGGCACAGGTGCTACTGCTAATGTAATTATATCACCTATCGGTGGCCATGGTAAAGATCCAATCAGAGAACTTGGTGGTAATAAAGTTTGTTTGAATGCTCAGTTCAAAGGTAGTCAAGGAGTTTCAGCAACAGGTGCTGGATATATTCCTGCAAATACAGAGTTCAGAACAATAAGCATACTGAAAGATCCTATTCTTAAAGTTAACTCTAATAATGCTATTATGACAGAGGCAATAGCTAATACTTCTAATAGTGCAGATACATTAAGATTAACAACAAGATTAAATATATCATATCAACAAGTAATAAATAATGTACCACAGAATCAATTTCAGATAGATGATGAAATAACAAATGAAAGAATGAGATTGAATGCTGAAAATGGTACTATTGGATTTATTACTGAACTAAATGCGTCCGCTAGACAAAATGCCTCAGTAGCACAAGCGTCAAATGGAGCAAATGCAACAATAGTTTTCATTAAAGATGATGAAACAATTAGCGACACATCGTTCTTTAATATCTATCTAAATAATGTAGATAGTTATGGTAATCATGTTGCTTTTACAAAGAATGATATTCTATTAAAGAAAGGAAGTTCTACAAAAGTTGCAACTGTATCAGCAATATCTGGTCCAGAAGCAAATACATATTCAGGTGAATTTATTCATGTAGAAAACTTTCAGAAAGTTGATAGAGCAGTAGATCAAACTGAAGACATAAAAGTTATACTAGATTTTTAAAGGTAAAGTAGATGGCACTCGAAACAAATTTAAACCAAAGTCCTTATTTTGATGATTTTGATGAAACAAAAAATTACAATAGAATTTTGTTTCGTCCTGGCTTTGCTGTACAAGCTAGAGAATTAACTCAGCTACAAACAATACTACAAAATCAAATAGAAAGATTTGGTAATGAAATACTAGTAGATGGAACAATTGTCACAGGCACTGCACTAAAGATAGAAGATATCGACTTTGTGAAACTCAGAGATAAAGATGCTAACAACAGAGTTATTTTACTTACAGACTTCTTTTCAAGTGGTGCTGTAGCTAACGCTACTATTACAGGTGAAACATCAGGTATGACAGCACAACTAATAGATGTTGCTGATGGTTCAGAGGGTGCCGCTCCTGATCATATGACATTGTTTGTAAAGTATACAAACTCAGGTACAAATAACACAACAAAATCTTTTGCAGATAATGAAACAATTGTATTAAGAACTAGAACAGGTTCAAGTTTTATAGTTGCCGCTAACACAATCACTTCTAGTTCAACTGGTTTAGGTACAAGAGCTTCAGTGTCAGATGGTGTTATTTTTCACAAAGGACACTTTGTAAGAGTTGGCGCTCAAAGTCATATTGTAGATAAGTACAGTACATCACCTTCAAAGAAGGTAGGTTTTCAAACAGTTGAAACATTAGTTAATTCAAATGTTGATAGTAGCTTAACAGACAATGCATCAGGTTCAACTAACTTTGCCGCACCAGGTGCAGACAGATTGAAACTACTTCCAACTCTTGCATCAAGAGTTACAGGTGCCGCTAACACTGCTACGTTCTTTACGATAGCTGAACTTAAAGACGGTGTGCTTATCAGAAACAATAAAGAGACAATGTATTCTGATATTGGTAAGCACATAGCAATGAAGTTTCATGAAACACTAGGTAACTATGCAACAGAGCCATTCACAATTCGTATTCGTGAACATTTGAAGTCTAGCGAAAACTTAGGTAGATATAATTCAGATCAAGGTGGTGATGCAAATAAACTTATAGCAGAAGTTGATAAAGGTATCGGTTATGTAAATGGCCAGAAAGTACATCTCATAAATCCAACACCATTAGAAATAGATAAAGCAACAGACTTTACAACGAGAGATGCAAGAGTATTAACACAAACTTTTGGTAATTATGTAATTGTAAATAATGTTGTAGGTACTTGGGACTTTCAAGGACTTAGAGAAGTTGCATTGCATGATGCGGCCGCTACAGCTATAGCTAGTAAAACTTTCGGTAGTACGACAGCACCAGGAAATGCAATAGGTTCCGCTAAAGTAAGAGGATTTGCATATCATTCAGGAACAGCTGGAACTGCATCTGGACAATTTAAACTGTACTTGTTTGACATAAGAATGAATACAGATAAAAATTTTGCAGATGTACGTTCAATATTTGAAGCAAACTCGGATCATAATTCACTTGCAGATATAGTTCTTACTAATGGTAATGCAGTTATACAAGAGCCTAGCAATAACTTATTAGTTTTACCATTCTCAGCTTTAGGCACAAAAACATTAAAAGACTCATCTAATAATGTTGATACACAGTTTGTTTTTAGAACAGAAAAAACTGTAACTATTAATGCTAGTACTTCAGCAACTGTTGCGGCTAACTCAGCCCATGCTGGTGGTGTTGAAACATTAAATGAAACTGGTAGTCCTCTATCAGCCGATAATGAAAAAAAAGTAATTGTTGTGTTAAGAACTCCTGAAATAACAACTGCCGCGAGAAAAGGACATATTACATCTTTCAACGGATCAGGTAAAACAATAACAGGAGCTGGTTTTTCAACTGGAAATAAGTTTAGCGATTATTATCAAGTTGGTGATATTATAAGATTAACAGATTCTTCAGCTCCTTTTTCTGGCAGTTCAACAACAGAAGATCATATTATTGCGTCAATTGCGACAAATGGTGAATCGTTAACAACAGTTGATGATATTAGTGCATCAAGAAGTGGACTAGGCACTAGTGACGCTGTATCACATAAACAAGTATTTCCTAAAGGACATATATTTGATACTTCTGCAAATGGTACAATATCTTCTGATGCTACATCACATACAATAACTCTACAGCAATCAAATACTTCAGCACAGTTTACCGCTTCTGTATATTTTAATGTTCTACGCTCAAATGCTGTGCAAACTGCAAAAACAATCAAGAAAAGTAGATATGTAAATCTTGACACTGCAACACATTCAGCAGGAGCAAACGGGCCGTGGAGTTTAGGTGTTGCAGATGTATTTAAAATAGAAGCAGTTTATCTTGGTAGTGCATCAGCCGTAACTACAAGTGATACAAATGTAACAAGTCATTTTGATCTTGACAACGGACAAAAAGATGATATGTATGACATAGCAAAACTTGTTAAGAAGTCTACAAGTTCTCTTGACTTAGCAAACAAAAGAATACTTATCAAGTTCTCATTTTTTGAAAGAGACACATCACAAGGTATAGGTTTCCTATCTGTAGATTCTTATCCAGTAAATGATTCTGTTGAGAGTGCAACAACAATAAAAACATTTGAAATACCTAAGTACACATCACCTACAACAGGCAAGTCATATGAACTACGTGACTCTATAGATTTTCGTCCTATGAAAGCGAATACATGTGATCCTACTACAACGGGTACAGTTGCAGGTTCACCAACAAATCCAGGAGCAGAGAAAGCGGCACCAAATACATTCGTAGTAGATGCATCAGGAGCATACATGGTATCACCTGATGAAAATTTTCAAGCAGACGTTCAACAATACTTGCCAAGAAAAGATAGAATTGTAATTACTGAAGAGGGTAAATTAGAAGCTATCAAAGGTATACCAGCCGCAACACCGAAAGTACCTGAAGAAAAAGCAAATGCTATGACACTAGGTGTTTTGAATATACCAGTATATCCATCACTATCTTCAAAAGTAGCAAGAGATAATGATAAAGGAGATTATGGTGTAAAACTTACGTTAGAGAATAATAGACGATATACCATGAAAGACTTGAGAGGTATTGAAGAGAGATTAAAAAATGCTGAATACTATTCTTCTCTAAATGCTTTAGAAGCAAGTGTAAAGAACAAGCAACTATTTAACAGTTCTGGTTTTGATAGATTTAAAAATGGTTTTTTTGTAGAAAATTTTGATGGACACAATCTATCAGATTCAACAAAGAAGGGTTATAGAGCATCAATTGATAGAAATAAAAATCAATTGCGTCCTTACTTCAAGAGAAGAGATATTCTCATGGAGAAAGATAAGTCATTTACTTCTACAAATGTAACACAAACAGGTAACTTACTCACTCTAGCTTATACGCATCAATCTTTTATTAATCAAGATAAAGCAAGTAAAGCAAGAAACCCAGTTCAAGAATTAACATTCAACTGGTTAGGTGATATGACATTAGATCCACCTATGGATAATACACCTGATATCACAGCATTGCCCGATATTCAAATGGACTTCTCAGGTATGTTTGAAGCTTTCGAGCAACTAGCGTCTGCTACAGGATTTACTGGTACTGATTGGGGTAGTTGGATTAATACTGACAATGCACAAATTACAAATATAACAACAGAAAGTAATCTTAATAATTCTGGTAGAGGAACAATATCTACTGTTGGCACTTTACAACAAGAGCAGATAAAACAAGGTATTCAAACGTCTATCAGTCCTGCTAATCAGACTTTCAATATTGGTAACTATGTACAGCAAGTAGCAGTAAGAGAGTTCATGCGTTCAAGACTCATTAAGTTTACAGCACATGGTATGAAACCTAGCACAAGAGTTTATCCTTACTTTGATGATGAAAATGTAGATGGTTTTACAACACCAACAAACTCTGCACATGCGAATACAGGTATTGAAGGCGACTCTCTAGTTACAGATTCAGCTGGTTCTGTTCATGGTGTATTCAGAATACCTGATACAAATTCATTGAAGTTTAGAATTGGTACTAGACGATTTAAATTACAAGATGTAGCAAATAATCAAATAGCAAGTGATTTAACAACTACATCTTCTTTTGCAGATTACACAAGTATACCTCTAACGATTACTCAAAGAGGGGCTTCTATGAATCTTGTAGTGCCACAAGTTAAAACTGAAGATGTAACTGAAACACGAACTCAAACTTCTAGAGTTGTTCTTAGCACACGTACAGTAAATCCAGATCCTATATCACAAACATTCTCAGTAAATGAAGAACAATCTTCTGGTGTGTTTATTACAAAAGTTGATTTATATTTCTTTAGAAAAGCGGACACACTACCAATCACCGTGCAAATACGTGAAGTAGATAATGGCCATCCAACACCAAATGTTTTACCATATGCATCAAAGACATTATTTCCTGCTTCTATAAACGCAAGCACAACGTCTGCTACAACAGCAACAACATTTACATTTGACTCACCAGTATTTCTAAAGAACTATAAAGATTACTGTATCACAATAGTTCCTGCTGGTAATTCAGACGAATATGCAGTATGGGTAGCACAACTAGGTGCAAAAGATGTTGATACAGGTGAGTTGATTGATAAACAACCAGGTGCTGGTGTTCTACTCAGTTCTGCAAATGATAAAACATATACACCTATTCAATCAGAAGACTTAAAGTTTCAACTTCATAGAGCAAACTTTTCTACTTCACAAGGTACAGTTTATATTGAAAACCCAGACAATGAATTTTTCACATACGATAACAAAGTTGGTACATTTAATCCTGAAGAAAAGATACGTGCTGAATCTGTATTGACATTTTCTAACAATCAGACTATAGCAGTTGGTAATGTACTTAAAACACAAGCCACATCAGGTGCTAACTTTGCAAATGGTACTGTAAGACAGATTGTGCGAAGTGATGTACAATATCAAGTTACTGTCAAGCTAGATGCTTATGGTGATTTTCCAACGACAGCAAGTGCAAACACAAACAACATCTATTTAAGTGGTAGCACAACACATGGTGGTTGGTGTGGAAACACGACAGCATTCACAGCAAACACAAACAATGGTTTCTTAGATTTTATTGATGAACTAAATGAAAAAATAACACTCAAGAACTCTACTTATACAGGAAACGCAAATGGTTTCATAAGAGGCCAAGTTAGTGGAGCTTCTGCTAGAGTACTAACCGCAGAAAATATTGTTAACAATGTTATGGTGCCAAAGATACCAGTTCTTAATATAGCTAATACTTCTTCAACATTCTCAGTAAGAACAGCGACATCTGGTGGAGTTATTAATACCAATTTTAGAGATATAGATTTAGAGATTGAAAATCCATTCACTGATAATACAAAAGCTGTTTTCAGTAAAATTAACGAGAGTGCTTTATCGGCTGTGAGTGGTTCTAAGAAAACTCTTGTTGTAAAAGGTTTCTTAAATACAAGTGATTCTAAAGTATCACCAGTTATAGATTTGTCAAGAGCTAATTCTTATATTTTAGAAAATGTTATTAATGATAGTGCAACAAACGAAGATACACAAGAAGTTGGTAGTGCATTGACACGTTATTTTTCAAAACCAGTAGAACTAGCTGATGGACAAGATGCTGAAGATTTACGAGTATACTTAACAGCTTACAAGCCCTCTGGCACAGATGTGAAAGTTTATGCTCAGTTGTTATCAGCTTCAGATGGTGAACCTCTCGCAGATAAAGATTATACTTTAATGACACAAGTAACATCATCATCAATTGTTTCTGATACCGCTGATACAAATGATTTTAAAGAATTTGAATATAGTTTAGGTAGTGCCGCTACTTTTACAGATAATAATGATAATCAAGCGAAACTAAATACATCAGATAGTAACATAGTCACATATAGAACATCAAGTGGTATCGTACATAAAACATATAAAACATTTGCTTTCAAGATTGTTTTAACGTCAGTAACAAATGCAAGTGTACCATTTATAAAAGATTTGAGAGCGATAGCATTACAGGTGTAAAATGGGATTGAGTTGGGGTAAAAGTAACGGAGAGTTATATAAAGTTAAAAATGAAGAAACTCTCAGAAGAGATAGCACAAACAGTGCAATACTTGAAACTGATATGAATAGTTTAGAATTGTACAGAAGACGAAGAGAACAGGTAAAACAAAAAGACAAAGAGATACAAGAGATGAGAGAAGAAATTGCTAATCTAAAGGATCTTGTACATTCACTTATTAATAAAGAAGGTTAGATATGACTGTAACGATAGCAAATACAAATCTTGTAGATAGCTTCAATACCTGGAGATTGAATACTAATTTAGCCGCTACAACTATAAGTAACAATGTTGTAACAGTAACGAAGACGGGAGCCGCTAGAGGTGGAACAACACAAGGTAGCGGCCATATTAAAGGAACTTTTACTGCAAATGAGCTACGTTCAAGAAATATAAGAGGCGGTAATACTTCAAATGAAAGCACAATAACTCTTCATTCAAACACTACAATTGAAGCCAGATCTTTTACGATAAATGCAAATACAGAATTTACAGGTAATGTAAACTTTACAACTTCCGCAGATGATAGAATTATCATGGGAGACTTATCACGTATTCGTGTGACTGGTGGTAACTCTGGAGACTTTTTAAGAAAAACTAATTTATCAGAAATAACAGCGACACCTTTGACAATGAGACAGTTGGGAGATTTATCTTCTAATTCCGCACATATTATTTTATCTTCTTCTAACACAGCTTTTTCAGAAGAACTCAACACACCTGATTTGAGATTTTCAGCAGGTCCTTCAGGACAAGATAAGTTTAGAGTTTATGGTGATGGTAACTCTACAGCTGGTAATTCAGACTTACTAATACAGCTTGTGAGTGCAGATGCAGATAGTAATCTAAAAATTCAGACAAGTGCAAATAATACAGTACATACTTTTAGTGCAGATGGTAACTTTCAATCAACTGGTAGACTTACGACTGTTGGTATAACAACTTCAGGAACAATATTACCTTCTGGTGGTTCAGTAAATATAGGTTCGGGTTCAGCTAAATTTGAAGATGGCAACTTTAGTGGCGTTGTGACTACTGATAAGTTAAGTCTCAGTACAACAGCAGGAGATGGTGTCAGTTCAGATTTATTACCTACAGTTCACAATGCAAAAGATTTAGGTAGTACAAATTATCAATGGAGAAATATTTTCTCATCAGGAACTGCTACACTAAACAACGTAACAATAGGTGGTACTCTCGGCACAACAGGAGACTTAACTGCGGTAAATCTTACCACAACTGGTGATACTACATTAGGTAACGCAGATTCAGATACGATTACAGCAACCGGACAATTTGCTTCAGCTTTGATACCATCTACAGATGATGCGAGAGATTTAGGTTCTTCCACAAAAGAATGGAAAGATTTGTATATAGATGGCGTAGCAAATATAGATGAACTCTCAGTTGCAACTGGTGCTAGTCAAGGTGTTTCTACTTCACTCATACCGAAGACAGATGGTACACATAATCTAGGTTCAACTAACAGAGAATGGCAAAATCTATTCATAGATGGTACAGCACATATAGACACTTTAGACGTTGATGAAAATGCTACATTTGGTGGTACAATAACAGCTACAAGTGGTACAGTAACGATAACAACTGGTGCTATTAGTGTAGCTAACATAACAACACTAAACACAACAGGCTTAGCAAGTCTAGATGGTGGTATAGATGTTGATGGTGCTTTCACTGTAGCAGATACTACAGGTAATATGGTAACTACAGGTACAGCTACTGTTGGAGGTTTAGCAAGTTTTAATGGTGGTATTGCAGTTGATACAAATAAATTCACAGTAGCAGATACATCAGGTAACGTAGCTACTGCTGGTACACTTACAGTTGCAGGAGAAACAATACTCAATGGTGCTGTTACTATAAATGGTACAATTCAAGGCACTTCAACATTTACTAACGTAGATTTAGATGGTAATACAAATATTGGTGACAATGCATCAGATACATTAACAATCACATCATCAGTAGATTCAAATATCATTCCAACTGGCACTAGAAATTTAGGTTCTGATTCAAGCAGATGGACAAATGGTTATATTAACAATTTAGTAGGAAGAAACATAACTCTGGGTGCAGATGGTGATTCTTCTGGAACAAATTCTCTGACTGTATTCGGTGATGTTACAATAGATGGTAGTCTCAATTTAGATACTGGCCAGACAGTTAGTGCTAGTGCAGGTTCTTTTACTAATATAACTGCATCATCAGACTTAACTATAAATGGTAACTCTACTCTAGGTAATGCTGGTACAGATACAGTAACAATCAATGGTGTTGTAGCTACAGATATTATTCCTAGTGGTAATAAAACAAAAGATTTAGGTTCTAGTAGTGCAAGATGGAGAGTAGGATATTTTGATAGTTTAAATATTCTAGAAGATATAACACTTACAGACGATATAAATGTTAATGGATTGATGACTGTTGGTGAAACTTTAGCTGTAACAAGCTCAATATCTGGCGGTTCTCTAGCAATATCTGGTTCATCAAATTTTGCTGGTGATGTTGATTTTGATGGTGCTATAACAAGAGATGGTGGTACTGTTCTATTCGATACTAATGGTGTACTCAATCAAGCATCAATTGCTACGGGTGCTATAGCTTCAGCAAAACTCACAAGCGTTGTGACTGGTGCTAGTGTAGGTTCAGCGACAGCCGTACCAGTTATCACATTTAACGATAAAGGACAAATTACAAGTGCTACTACAACATCGGTTGCTGGTGTATCAGGTTTTGCATATGACTCTTCTAATAAAAGATTTAGAATCACAACACAAGCTGGTACTAATCTTGACGCATCGATTGCCGCTGGTTCTATAACATCTACTGAACTCGATACAATCTCAGGACTTACTGTACAACAATATGGTTCAGCTACAGAAGTGCCAGTTTTTTCAGTTGATGCGAAAGGACGTATTACTGCCGCGGCCGAAGTAGCTGTAGCTGGTATCTCAAGTGTTGGATATACAAGTGCAAATAACAATGTAAGAATTAGCACAGGTGATGGAAAGACACATGACTTAACAATAGCACCTGCAACAGCTTCAGTAAAAGGTGTTGCATCTTTTACTAACGATTTCACAGTATCAACTGGTGCAGTATCACTCGCTGATACTGTTGTCAAAACACTAGCTGGCGACTCAGGCACTATCACACCATCATCACATTCATTTACAATTGCAGGTACTTCTAACGAGATAGAAACAAGTGCAAGTGGCTCTACACTAACAGTTGGATTACCAAGTGATGTAACGATTGGTAGAGACTTAACTGTAACAAGAGATTTAGACGTAACACAAAATGTATCTATCGGAGGCAATCTGACAGTTACTGGTACAACTACTACAGTTGATTCAACAACAGTATCTATAGCAGATCCAATATTCGAACTCGGTGAAGATACATCAGATGATAATCTAGATCGTGGTATCATCATGAAGTACAATAGTTCAGGTGCTAAGAAAGCTTTTATAGGATTCGATGATAGTGATGGTAAATTCACAATGATACCAGATGCTACTGATACTGCGTCAGTAATAACAGGCACAGTGGGTACACTCAAAGCTAATCTAGAAGGCGACATAACAGGTAACGTAACAGGTAACGTAACTGGTAATATTACTGGTGGCTCATCAAGTTTCACTACAGTAGATATAAATGGCGGAACAATTGATGGTACAAATATAGGTGCATCTTCGGCAGGTACTGGAGCGTTTACAACAATAAGTGCATCTGGTAATATTACAGGTAATTTAGTTGGCAATGTAACAGGTAACGTAACTGGTAATATTACTGGAAATGTAAGTGGAAGTTCTGGTTCAACAACAGGTAATGCGGCCACAGCTACAGCTTTAGCGACAGCAAGAACTATAGGTGGTGCATCATTTGATGGTTCAGGTAATATTGATGTAAAAGTAAAAACTACTTCAGAAGGTTCTTCAGCAAGTGAACATTTCTTAACATTCGTAGACAATACTACAAATGATAGTATTGAGAAAGATATGAAAGAAGACGCTGATCTTACATATGTTCCACAGACAGGTACTTTAACTTCAGCAATAGTATCAGCAGGAACAAACTTTCTTGGTGATACATTAAAGAATACAGATAATAGAGATGTCATAACAAAAACAGGTTCAGGTGTTGGTGAAAATCAATTTCATGGCTCAGCAACTTCAGCCGCTACATTAACAACTGGTAGAAATATTACACTAAGTGGTGCTGTAACTGGTACCATAGGATTCGATGGATCACAAGCAGTAACTATAGCTACAGAGTTTATTGGCGGTGGAACTTCTATCGGTTCTTCTGCTATTGCCTCTGATGCTGTTACGCAAGCTAAAATTGCAACTGGAGCTGTTACCTCTACTGAATTAAAATCTTCTACAGGAACTGATTCTGATAGAGCCGTAACTGAAAATCATATAAGAGATGGTGCAGTAACACATGCTAAGTTAGGCACTGATTCCGTAGATGAAACAAATCTAGATGAAACTAAAACATATACAATGGCTGGCTTGGTAGTAGATCAAATTACCGTAGATGGTAGATTTATTACTAGCGATAACAATAATACTCTTGAACTAGTGAGTGGTACTGGTGCAGGTATCAAGCTTGATTCAGCTAGTGATATCATTCTTGATGCTGGTAATAATGTTATGAGATTACAATCCGGTGGTACAAATTTTGGTAGAATTGTCAATAGTTCTGGTAATTTAGAATTACATTCTGGTACTACAGCAATGATGAGAGGTAGTGGAGCAAATGCAAACTTTCTAGGTGCCATAACAGCAACTGGAGACATCACAGCGTTTGCTAGTTCATCTGACATTACATTAAAAGAAAACATTCAACCTATCGAAAATGCTTTAGATAAAGTTTCAAAAATTCGTGGTGTCACATTCAACTATATTGACAAACCAGATGAAAGAGTCCCTGGTGTCATTGCACAAGAATTACAAGAAGTATTGCCTGAAGCTGTTTACAAAACAGAAGATGATAAACTTGCAGTTAGATATGGTAATACAATAGCACTACTATTAGAAGCTATAAAAGAACTCAAGAAAGAAGTTGAAGAACTAAAGGGTAAGTAAATGGCAATTAAAGATCCAGGTTCACCATTATCTTTTTCTGAAATACAATCTGAGTTAGGTGGTTCTAATCCTATTAGCTTAGAAGAGTATTATAAGAATGGATCTATAATAAACAATGATATTCATGATCCTAATACTATTCCTAATTCTGGAAATCCTATATCAGTTTTTGATTTTTATTCTTGTGCAAGAAGACAATTTGCAAGATGGAGTGGTGGAAACGCAACAAATGATTCTGGTAATTTTAGAACTCATGTTTTCAATAATTCTGGTAGTTTTAATAGAACTCAAGCGCCTATTGGTACTAATAGAGATGAACTGCATTATATTGTTATAGGCGGAGGCGGTGGTGGAGGAACTGTTACTGGTGGTGGAGGTGGTGCTGGTGATTTCATGTCAGGCCACATACACACTGGTAATCGTACTGGTTACTATATGAGAATTGGTGGTGGGGGAGGGCCTGCAAATTATTCTACACCTAATGTAAGGCATCCGACTGGAGAAACTAATAGAGGCACTCGATCTGCTATTCATGCTAGCTCTTCTCAAAACTCAACTAGATACGTGACAGGCATAGGTGGCGGTGGTGGTATGAATTATACTCATCATACAGCCAGTAGTGCTGATAGTTTTTTTGCTAACGGAGGTTCTGGAGGTGGAGGCTCTGGTATTGTAGATGGGCAAAGAGGATTTAAAAAAGGTGGTGGAGCAGGAAATCATGGTGGAACAGGTGCTGAAAGAGAAGAAACTCTCTGTGGCGGTGGTGGCGGTGGAGCTGGAGGAGCAGGAATTTCTGGTAGAGGAACAGGCCCATCATTTCCTGATCCTGGAACAAATGCGGCTAGAGGTGGAATAGGTATAGACATTACAGGCTTTCCTGGAGCTAATGGTTATAGAGCAGGTGGTGGAACTGGTGGTGGTTTACGATCCAATGCAACTCGTGATTCTTTCGCTGGTGGTGGAGGTAGTGGTGGCCCAGGGCCCGGCATTGCATCTACACCAGGAGGTAACGGTGGCTCTAATCAAGGTGCTGGTGGTGGCGGTGGAGGTTATAATGGTAATGGTGTCGGTGGACTAGGTGGAAATGGCGGTAAAGGAATTATCGCTGTAAAATATCAATTTAAATCATAAAGTGTGAGACTACTATGGCACATTACGCATTAGTTAGAATGGCAAATACTACAATCGGTATCGTAGAAGGTGTAGTCGCTATTGCTGACGAAGACGAAGATAATTTAGATGAACATTTAGATCCTAATGATGGTTTAGAATTAATTAAATGTAGCTATAACACTCATATGGGTAAACATCACGATCCTGAAACAAATGAAGAAGATGATGGTACACCTTTACGTTTTAACTATCCAGGTGAAGGATATACTTATGATGCTGTGAGAGATGCATTTTATGATAGTAATAAACCTTTTCCCAGTTGGATTTTAAATGAAGAAACAATGTGTTGGGATCCACCTATAGGTTGGGAAAAACCAACTGATGTTGAAAATAATGATAGATTCAATAGATGGGATTGGGACGAAGAAAATTTGAGATGGGTACCCTATGTGAAAAAGAATACAGATTGATTATTATAAATAGTCAATAAACAAAGGTGTTAAGATGGGTGCTAAAGCTAACATAGTTGTTGATCAAGGTTCAGATTTCAGTACAACAATTACAGTAAGAGATAATAGTGGTAACGCTGTAAATCTTACAAACTATACTGGCCATGGACAAATAAGAAAACACTACACTTCAACTACTGCACATAATATGCAGATAGTATTTGAAAATCCAAGAACAAACGGACAATTAACAATGAAGCTGTCTAGAGGACAAACAGCAAACTTAGCTTCAGGAAGATATGTGTATGATGTAGAAGTAACAGACAACGCAAACACACGCTCAAGATTAGTAGAAGGAATAGTCACAGTCACACCTCAGGTAACACGTAGTAACGAAGGTACATAGAAATGGCTGACTTTGATGTTACGCTAGGTTCTAATAAAGGTAACTTAAATGTAGAATTTGATAAACCTACACAAGATTTAACTTTAAAGAATCAAGCGCCTACTAGAACAAAATTAAGAGATTTCAATGACATAAACACTAATACGTTTACGTCTGGTACTGCTTCTGCAAATGGCGAGTCTATACTTGTCTTCAACGCTAACACTCAACTTTTTGAATTACGCTCAGGTAATATTCGTTTAAGACAAAATCCATCTCTATATTCTGGATTAAAATATACAGTTGAAGGTGCATTAATACCTGATACAAATAATGCTTACGATTTAGGTTCTCCTGATAGAAGATTTAGAACTCTCTTTCTATCTGGACAAACTATCAAGTTAGGTAATCTAAATCTATCTGATACTGGTGATACAATCACAATCACAAAAGATACTGTCATTGATGGTGTCATACAAAATGTTGCTATTGGTACTCTTAGTACACAAACTCTGAATACATCTAATTTTGAATCAGCAAATCTTATAGCAAATACATCTTTCACTGTTGAAACATCTAAAGCCAGATTTAACCTAGGTTTGAGTGTAAGAGAAGGTGAGATTAGAGCCAGTAATTCACATCTTCACGCAAACAATGTTTCAATAAGAAATAATCTAAGTGTGAATGGCGCTATCGTACTTAGAGGTAGCACAATTAATATTGGTGATGGTGGTGATGTTGTTAATCTTGGTGGAACAGTAAACAATAGCATTTTACCTACAGTATCAAATGTATATAATTTAGGACAGCCTAGTCAAAAATATGCAAACGTATTTGTTACAAATGTAAAAGGTTTAGCATCACCTACTAATAATACAGATGCCGCCAATAAAGCATATGTTGATACGAGCATAGCAGGTTTTAGCACAACAGCAGATGGACAAACATTAGGTTCAAATTTTAATGATTTGAATGATGGCGCCGCAGTTGGTTTCGCTTCAGATGATAATTTGGTTGAAGCATTAGATAATCTAAATGAAACAACTCTCAATATATTTAAAAACACATACGTGCGAGATGTAACTTTCTCTGCCGACACGACAGCAGGTGGTGCTGGTACAACTGTCACTCTTACATTGACTGTGACAGGTAACGCAAACTCGTTTGATATTAATTGGGGCGATGGCACTACAGATAGTAATGTAACAGATACAACACCAAGTCACACATATACATCAAACGCAGGTTCTCCTTATACAGTACAAGTTACTGCAAGAAATACTGGAGGTACAGGCTCAGGTTCTAGTGCATCTCTTACACGTTCAAACTTCATAACAATATTCTTAGCAGATCCAGTTCCTTCATTTACTATTCATGATGCTTCATCAGGTGGTAGTGTAGTGACAACTGCCGTAACTGGCACACCAGTATATTTGAATAACACGACAACAAATATACCAAACACAGCTATCACAGCAACTTTCTCAGTCAATTGGGGAGATGGTAGTTCTATAGAGGGTATAGATGGTAAGACAGAAAATGGTGGGCCTCAAGGTGGTAGATTAGCACACACATATACAAACGCATCAGGCACAGGAAGACACACAATAACATTAGCCGCTAATACGTTTAGTGCAGGTAATCCAGCAGTTTTACCTCTTACTACAACAGCACTCATAAAAGTATTTGACGGATCTATTGCCGCTCCTAATAATCTAGGTACAAAAACAATAGCACTCAATACTTCTTCTGTTGGTACAAATCCTAGAGTTGCTTCTGGTTTTACAACAAATGGTATCTCAGGTACAAATGCTGGTGATAATGTGACTCGATATACTACATCAGGCGCAATCGCAACGGCCGCAATGGGAACATTTTTCTTTCAAGCAGATGGTGGTACAGTAACTGCATTTGTAGATGGTAGTGCAGACGGACAGAAAGCTATTACCAATGCAAACGATGAAGGAACATTTACAAGTCTCATCATTGATGATGAGCAAGATTATAATAGCTTTGATGCAGATGGTAATACTGTCGCAGTGAATAGTAGAATATATGCGCCAGGATTATTTGAAGGTTAT